TCAAAAGAGTCGTAAGAGGCGGCAGCATTAGTAGCGGAAGTTGAAGCAGTAGAAGCAGAACTAGCAGCGTTAGTAGCTGATGTAGAAGCATCACTAGCTGATGTTGCGGCGTTAGATGCAGAAGTTGCAGCATCAGCGGCTGATGTAGCAGCATCTGTTGTAGAGCCAAACAGAACGTCAATGTAGTTCTTTGTTGCGGCATCTTGTGCAGAAGTAGGATCACCCACCCCTGTAAGCTTGTTTGTGCCTAGAGCAATAGCCCCAGACATTGTGCCGCCGGTCTTAGCTAATAAACCGCCAACAGTGGTGTCTATTTCAGTCTTGGTGTAAGCGTCTGAGATGCTGTAGCCTGAGATGGTCGTTGGTGTAGTCCCAGCAGTCGCACGACCGTAAATGTCAAACGTCACCGATCTGTACGTTCCAGCCGATATACCTGTTGTAGCTAGGTCGATGTTATCAGCGTTTACTACGATCCGTCCCGCAGCAGCAGTGCCAACGTTTATCGTGTTGCCAGTTTTAGATAAGCCATCACCAGCAGTTATCTGTCCAGCACCTGAGAACTGAACCCAAGTAACGGCTGTTGTTCCTAGCGTGCCGCCTGCGTTGTTTGTGCAAGTAAAGCCGTTGTCAGCGTTTGCTGTTCCAGACTCAACAAAAACAAAGGCTGCAACCAGTTCATCCCATGTGTCTGCGTCTGTAGACCTTGCCCAGGCACCTGCTGCAGCAACATAAATGCCGTTTCCTGACGCTGTGCCTTGGTCTTTTACCAGCACCCTATTACCAGAAACTACTGACACACCGTCAATAGTTTGCGCGCCAGACAGGGTTAAGTTGCCAGTAGAGGCAGCCACACAAGATGCCTTTGCGTCCAAGCCCTGTACAAGCCCATCCACATAAATCTTGCTTGCCGCGTCAGCATCAGCGGTTGGTGCGCCCAAGCCAGTAATCTTGTTTGCGCCCATCGCAATAGCGCCAGACATTGTGCCACCAGACAAAGACAGTTTTAAAGCATCAGCAGTGTCTACGTAGCCTTTAGTAGCTGCGTCTCCTGATGCAGACGGCGCAGCCAAATTGGTAATGGTTGCAGCCGTTCCTGCGTCCATATCCAAGCCGCCACGAATAATTACGTCGGCAAGTGTAGTTGTCCCTGTGGTTGCAGTTACGTTTCCCGTCAGATTCCCAGTAACGTTGCCGGTGACATTGCCCGTAACATTACCCGTGACATTGCCGGTAAGGTTTCCGGTCACGTTACCCGCAACATCACCAGTCACGCCGCCGACGAATCCTGTGCTTGCTGTAATTAATGTGCCGGTCACAGCTTGCGCCGCAGCGCCACCGATTACAGCGCCGTCTATTGTTCCGGCGTTAATGTCGGCAGTGGCAATTACTGCGCTTGTGTTGACTGTAAGAGTAGAAACTACTGCGGTTGTGCCGGTTAGCCCACCATTAGCCGTTATTGCGCCTGTGTGCGTTGATGCGCCGGTTACTGCTAGATTGCCACCAACTGTAAGGGAATCTCCAGCAGCGCCTGTTTGGAAGTCCTTTAGTTGAGCCATTAGCTCACGAATTGCGTTATTGATTCCTGACGGTGCACAGCCTTCAGCAATATTGATGTTGTCAATATCAGTATTGTTTATCTGCGTTGCGTCAAATTCGCTGATTTTTGTCTTTGCCATTTATTACTCCAATAAACCTTTTGGTTGTTGCGACTGATACAGCAAGTTGCTAAGCAACCGGTAATCAGCTTCAGGTATTTTTCCCCCAATCTCTTTGGTTAGCCTTGCTGGGTAACGCGCTAACAAACCTGCCAAATAAGCACCTTCACCAACTAGCCTAGGGGATGATGCCGCAGCAGTAACTAAAGCCGCTGGAAAGCCACCTACAGAGAAAGCACCCAAGCCAGTTAATGATGAAACACCCTGCTGAATACCGCGTGGGGCAAAAGACTGCAAGGCTTGCCCAGCTAAAGCTGGCATAAAATCTTTCCCACCAGCTTCCTCAAGCTGCTTGGCCAACCTTCCTCGTTGCCCATAATTAGTGTTAACATTATCGCGCGTTAACGATTGCAATTTTCTCATTGCAGTATCTACTGATGCTTTTTTCCCAAGTGATAAAGCACGCTCAATTTCACGAATATTCTCAGATGCAGTCGCGTATGTTCGCATCACCTTTTCATAAGTAGGAGCTTGTTTAGAAATTGTGTTTTTAATTTTTGCATACACATCCCCTACAGCACCTCGAGCTGCTTTTTGCTCAAATGGGATTGACTCTAGGATGTCACCAATTGACTGCTTTAGCGCATCCATGCCTTCAGGTGTATGAAACTCCTTTGGGTCAAGCGCCTTCCAATCATTAATCCTCATCTGGGCTTCAGACAACTTAGCTGCCGCCGCTTCATTCTTTACTTGGCCTTTGTAAGAAACTAAATTCTGTGCGTCACGCAAAGCAACATCAACATCATCAAATTTAAGCACAGTTGCATCATTTTTAATGACTTGCATATTACTTCTGTACAGGGCTTGCTTATCAGCCTGCATTTTTGCAAGGTTGGCTTTAGCAGCGTCCAGCGCGTCAGTCATTTCTACTGAGCCTTGAATGTTTTGTCTAAACGATTTAGCCTTTTCACCTCCAGTAAAACCAGCTTTTGCGGCTTCTTTAATAGGTGATGAGCCAGAGCCTGTTAAAAGCCCAAACACATCAGCGGCTCTATTTGCCCCAAGGTTTGCGGCTGTCTTTGTACCCTTAAGAGCCAAATACACGGGGTCAGTTACTTTTGCTGCCGTTTTTAATCCGGACGTTGCTGTGGCAAACTTTGCTGGTACAGCGGCTGCGCCAACGCCAAAAACAGTAGACACATCAGCCAAAACGCCAGCGGGGTCTTGTGCAAAGGCTTGCTTTACGCCTTGGATAGAGCCGTAACGGTCAACATAAAATTGGCCAACTTGCGAGGCAATTTCGCGCGATTTTGGGTCTTCCCCAATTGCTTGGACAAGTGACTCAGGCAGAGCGGCTTGCAGTGCGCCAGCGCCAAGATCAAGCACCGTAGTCGCCGTGTCAATTGGGTTAGCAACTGCTGTTACTACATCTTTGCCAAGGTTGTACAGTGAGCGAGGTGCATTAGAGGCAGCTTGCAACAGCATTTGGCCAGCACCTAACGGCTCAGGCTCGACAACAGTGCCACCATACTCTCCCGCCAACTTTTCAGCATCAGAGATTGTTAACTGCTTTGATGGCTGGCCCACAACTGACGGGTCAACAGAGCCGCCGTACATTTTAGCCAAATCTTCATAATCAATCATTTTATCCCAGCCGCTTCTTTAAATTGATTTAGAGACATCTGATTATCAAACGAGACAGTCTTACCGTTCGGCAACGTTGCTTTAAAACTTTGCTGCCCACCATCAATAAGATTGAAATTTGGCTTGCCGTATGTGCGAGCGTAAGCGTTTTTTGTTATATCTTCACCCTCATCAAGAACATTAATCATGTTATCAATTTCCTGCATTGCCGCATTGGGTGATTGAGACTGCTTTAAAGTTGTAAAACTTCTTTGTAGTTTTGCGCCCTCCTGCTCCGTAACACTACCCACGGCTGCTCCGGTGGTGGATGCGGCTCTCATGTCGCCAATAGCTGTAATAAAGGCTTTGCCCTCAATTTGCTCTAAGATTGCTTTTGCGTTTGCCGCATCAGTTCCGCTAATTCCAGAAATAAACTCGCCAGTAAAACCAAAGGCAGATGCCATGCCAGGGCTACCTCGCAACTGAATAAGGGCGCGTCTTAGCCTTCTGTTTGAATTTAAAGAGGTTTCAACTGCTTGAGTTGTTTTGGGTTTTGCAATTATTAAATCTCTTTTGTCTTTAGTGCTAAGAGCAGCACTTTCAATTAATGGGACTTCTCTTTCCCCCATTGGGGTTTTAGCAAATTCCGGTGTAATTTGCACGCCACCACCCGCATCTCTTGTAAAAGGTCTATTCGCATTTGGTGTTTTCGGAGAACCCCCTTGGGAACCCGCCTGATTTTGTTGCGCGGCAGAGCCCAAAACTTGGTTTGCAATTTGGTTTTTGCTAAGTGGAACTTGCGCGTTAAATCCGGGCGTGTCATACGCGGCTCGAGCATAGTCCGCCCTTAATTTAGCAACCGCTTCTTCTGATGGCGCATTCTCATGCCTCATCATTATTTGCTGCTCACTAGGGGTCAAATTTTCAAAACTTCTGGTATTAAACGCAGATTGCATAAGCGCTAATGTTTCAGAGCTTAAAATTTTCTTATCAAGCGCACTTTCTGTTGGGTTTGGCTTACCAACTGCTACTGTCTCAACAGCTCCGGTAAGCGGATTGGTGCGGACTAAACTTGCGTCAGGCGCTAAAGTTGTAGTATCACCTTGCATTGCCTTCTGGAGTGCGATGCGGCTCGTGATGACTCCTTGACCTTCCGCACCAAGTCCAAGAAGTTGATTTAATACATTTTGGTCAAAACCGCCAGCCCTTGGCATATTAGGCCCAGATTGCTCCATGCCAAAGTTGTCCATTAACGGGGTATCTGGGCGCGTTGGTTGCCCAATCAGTTGAGGAGCTAAAACTTGCGCCCTTGCCTGACGGTCACGCGAGACCATCTCCTGTTGCATCTTTTGCTGTGCAATCTTTTCTTGTAATTGCTCGTTCATTGAACGCTTGTAGCCAGATTCCCGCGCCATCATGCCTTCATTAATAGCTTGCAATGTGCTACCGCCCGGCACACGGCTTGGCGCACCAGCCTTGTAGAAAGCATTAGCCATGTCACCCAGTGAGCTACTTTGCGCTTGTTGCTGCAATCGTTGGTATTCTTCCTCGTCGCCCAATAAGCCGCCAAGGAATCTGGGCATTTTGCTGCCGCCTAATAATCCGTTTAAATTTGCCATATTTACTTTCCCGTAAACCAGTCATAACCCTGTTGAATTATGCTTGGGCCATTACTTTGGTTGGTCAATTTGCCTATGATGTTGGCTACAGAGGACAGGTCGCCCAAAGTGTTGGCTGTGTCGTTCGTGTAGTACGGTGTACTCTGGATATTTGATCGACCCATGTCCATACCTAGGCTAGACAAGTAATTCTGCAAAGAGGCTTGCGGCTGATTGTTCTGCATCTGGGAATATTGATCTTGCACGTTACCAGCACCCAACAGCTTCTGAATATCAAAGTAATCAGACTGAGCCAGAGCCGGTGCATTAGAGGCTGCCTGCTCTTGACGACCACGTTCGTTTGCGTAGTTCTGGTAGGCTAGTTGGCCAGCGGTATTTGTCAAGCCCTGAGCTAGTTGGCCACTCGCTTGGTTTTGCAAGTCGCCAAACGCACCTGATCCATACCGACCAGCGCGAGAGGCTTGTGAGCCAATGCTACCGATGGCGTTGTTAAACGTTGATGTTGCGGCTTGTGCGGCAGGTTGAAACGCACCTTGGAAAAACGGGTTGCCTGATAAGTAATCACCGGCAATAGTCCCCATTTGTTGCGTCTGTGCCGCGCCCATCAAAGGTGACCCATCTGTTGCGCGATTGGTCATCGCCTGCAAACCTGCTTGTGTAGCGCCTGATTGACCCGCTACTGGTGTGCCACCAGCTTGATATAAGCGCTGCGCTTCACTCAAACCATATCGCATGTATGGTGAAATTTCTGCGCTAGGTGCGGTTGTATTAGTAACCGTTGAGTAGTTGACTGCCATAAGGATTCCTTTTAGTTTGGACTCGTAGGCGGTCGTCCTACGGTCATTTTACAATAAATTTTAACCAATGACTATATAGGCATAGGTTTTATCTTCCGTACTGTTTGCAAAGTGCAATACAGTAGCCGACCCTTTTTCTTGTGTACCTACATAAACATCAGCAATTGATTTTGCTGATATGTATTTCACCATCGCACTTTTGCAAGGCGTTACTGGCCTAGTTGGGCTAAATTGTGCGCCAGTTGAAAAGAACGTTACCGAGGTGCTTGATGTAGACCACACCACTTCCAGATAATCGTTAGCAGCAAGGTCAGCAAACACCTCGGTAGCAGATGACGTAAAACCAAATATTGTTGCGCTTTTTCTCGCTGGAACACTAATTAAACGGTTACTGTACGCGATGTCAGTCCCATTCTTTCTGAACCAAATACTAACTTCATGCTGAACGTTATCAGTGTTTTGAAGTTGGTAGCCAACATTAAAAGAATACTCACCTGCGTTTAATACATTAATGTGACTTGTATCTGTCAGCGTAACGCCATTTAAGGCCGGCGCGGTATTAAAACTTAACGGGTAAGCCGTGTCAATTACCGCCGCTGATTGGCTGGTCGTACAGTAAAGCTCTGCAAACGGGATTGAATCGCTCTTTGCTGCGTCAGAGAATGGAATCAACACTATCTTGCTATTTGGGCTAATGCGCTCGTCTGAGAGCGTTGTAGTCAATGCGCCGCCTGTCGCAAGTGTAATTGTTCCCGTGTTGTTTGTCTTGCCAATCATGGCGTTACGCAACACCTCAGCAACTGAGCGTTGATCTGCGCCGAATACTGGTACTGTCCTAAACACTAACGCGCCCCCGTTGGGACAATATCAACATCGACAGCAATAGCGTTCTTCCAGTTATCACCTGTTGGAGTAACGCTTATGCGGTGGTAGCGCCCTTGGCTGCGTAATGACACGCGGTTTTCATCGCTTGCGGCCACTGCCGCAGGATAAACCACCTCAACGTCAAGTCTGTTGCGCGAGGCGACAGCAACCGACGCAGAGCCGTTGTCTATTTGTGGCATGGCCAACTTGACCATAGAAGCAGCGCCCACATCAATATCACCGGTCTGAATTAGTCCGGTTCTAGGCAACCCGGTAAAGCTAAATATGTCGGCGTTTTTAGTGCCGCCTAGGAAGTGTTGCCCACCAATAAAAGCTGAACTGTCTAATGACTGTCCCAAATCATCTAAAGAGGCTGATATGGAGTCAAGTTGCTCTAACGTAATGTCACCAGTAGATGCGTCTGACAAGTAATCAACAACAGCGTCGGCACTTGTCCAGCGGCCTGTTTTGAAATTATAAATAAGCAGCTTGCGCTTATTCCCCACAGTTGGGTAAGACCAGACAACAAGTTTTCTAATTGGGTCTATAGCAGTTGACATTGTGTGAATTTCACTTAATGTCAAAGTTGAAAAGAAGTGTCGGTCTACTTTTTCAGAGCCAATTGGTGTGACCTGTTGACCATCGCACATATAAAAGCCGTCAGCGCTTAAGAAGAATGTAATACCTTGGTATTGAGCGACGGTGTTTTCTTCAAAGCAACCGATACCTCGACTGATGTTGTCAAACTGAAAAACAAACGGTGTGCCAATGTACGACATTCGAACAATGGCGTTGTCCATCAGTATTAACCCAAATTCACCCCCAGTAATGCCTACAATGTTGCCGCCATCTGGGATTTCCTGAAAGTCGGATTGTGTAGTCTGTGAAAAATTCCATGTTGTCTCGTCATTGATACCAGACCACCTAACTCGTGATGGCTTGCGTACAGAGCTTACTAACTCATTAGCAACAACTACAAAGTCTCGTACTACAGTTATGTAGCGGGCAATAGGCGCATTACTATCGACATCAGCAAATTCGGTTGATGATCCGCTATCGAAGTACTGGAGTTTATCCGCGTCATTGGTAAAGACAGTGCTTCTACCAAACTGGGTAAATCTAATCCTGTTTTTAAGTGGTGTTGCGTAAGTTGTCCCAGAAACGTTTGTAAACGCACCTACGGGCGAAACTTGATAAACCTTGGTTGTCCCAGCAGCAAATAGCAATGTTGTGCCTGCGGCGTTCTGAGTAGTGTGCAATGTGTACAAAGTTTCATCTGCACTAGCGGCAATACTGACGGGTAAAGGTAGTGGCCCGTAACCTATAGATTGGCTAACAACATTAGAGGCGGTTGTAAGTGCACCTGATAACCCTGGTTGGTCTGGCAACCACTCACTAAAGGATATACGTTGCATTGCCATCAGATCACCTTGATGGCTAATGGGACACCAGAATACTGCCCAGTTTCATCTGATTTGGTTACGGATATAGAAGCACGCTCGTACAAAGACACCCACGTACTGACACGCGCATCATTCATCAACCAAGGCTCTGCTTCCAAAAGAGTTGCATACAACAACATATCCGGCACAGTAGACATAAATATGTTGCTGGCGTTTGTGTCGCTTAACACCGGAGGCTTGGCGTAATACAGCAATTCAAGGCTGTAATCGCTGTCAGGAATTGGCGACAACTGGAAATTGTCGGCTAGCAAGGTGTAATCCAACGGCTTGCCACTTTGTGATGTGCGCGTATTGCGAGACAAGGCGCTTGGGGCGTAGAAGTTTAGAGGTGTAACAGGGTTGCCGACCACCACCAGATCACGTACTTGGATAAAATCTAATGGAAGGGCCAACAAGTTAGAGCCACCGGTGGCCGTCAACGTCACTGACTTTAGCATTTGACGTATGCGTAATTCCCGCTGCATCCTTAACTCCGCCATTGAGATGAAGTCTGGTATTTGGTCAGTCAAATCTGTACGGGCTAAATAGCCTGCGACAGATGTGCTTAGTTCTGCATACGTTGTCATTGCCATTAGATAACTCCAGGCCTTGTGCGGAAAAAGCGGTTTTCAGAATCGTTAAGCCACGACGTAAATCGTTTTTTGTCAACAATATGGAATCCGCGCATAATCCCGCTTTTGTTTAAATCGTCTATTACAGTAAGTGGAATTGACGCAACTTTGTTTCCAAAAAGATGATCCGACCACTTAGAACGTTCATCGTGCGCATTGTACTCCGCCCTATTTTGCTCAAGTATTGCGCTAACGTCTTGGCTGGTCTTAATAATTAAGCCGCCATTGCCATCAGCCGCTGCGTGTGAGTGTCGTATTTTATCCATAAAGCCATTTTACCAACATTGTGGAAAAGAAAAAAGCCCCGTAGCTCATAACATCGGGGCTTTGTTCATGCGAGAAGCTTACGACAAATCGCCAATAATGCCGTGAGCAGCTTCGTTTTTAACTTCCAGAGTCAACTCACAAATAATTTGCGTCTTCTCAGAGTCACCAGTGCGAGCCAATTCGCTGGTTGAGAAAGGACGCAAGTAGCTTACTGAGGCGTAGTCTGGGTCAAGTACCAAAGCACAAGTATCACCTTGATTCGTGGCGTTCATAAAGCGGTTAGGAACAACAGACATTGTGCCAAAATCGCTCAAGTAAACGTCAGCAGCACCAATGATGGTTGTGGCTGAAGACTTAGGCGCTTCGTAACGTTGTGCGGCAATACCAGCAAAAGTGCTAACTACTTGCTTGTGTGCTGGGCTAACCATCAGGATGGTAGGCTTGCCACCGCTTGCGTAGACCTCCTTAACAACTTCTTTCAACATGGCTTCTGTAAATGTCTGGCCAGTACCTTCGACACGGGCAGTTGTGCCGCCTGAGCCTGTAGTGCCGTCATTAAATACGCCGTTGGTTGAAATCCATGTTTGCAAGCCACCCATAATGCGAGCTGTGCTTGCATTACCGGCACTTGTCACTTGGTTACTTAACAGTGACAACTCAATGTTGCGCTTAACTTCAGATGAGGCTTTGGCCAACTGGTACGCTTTTTCTGACTTGCGGCCAGCTTTGGATACCGCATCTAGTGTATTAGCAACAGCGATTGTCTTTTGGAAAATCTGTGTGCGGTTGCCAACACGGGTTGTCGGACTCATTGTTGCACTAGCAGCGTCCGCGCCCTCAACAGCGCCGCCAAGTGCTGCGTCTGCAAGTGAATCAGTCTGCCATTCGTGGTAAGTAGCGGTGGCCTTGGTCTTGCCCACTGTGGACATGAAAGGTGTATCTGTTGGTGATATGTTCGCAATTAAGTCGGACAAGTCTTCACGTTGTCCAATTGCGGTATAGGTTTGATAAATAGCCATTTGTGTAACTCCAAATATAAATTACAAGAATCGTTCAAAGGCGGCTGCTGCGTCTTGGATTTTTCCAGATTGCTTCAGTCGCGTCATAGTTTGCTTGTCGCGTTGCCCGGTTGTTGAAGGTGGTGCAGTTCCCGCCTTTAGCGTTTTAGGTGCGGCCTGCACCCGTTTCATCGCTTCTGGTTTTGATTTCTGCAACGCTTCCCATTTCATTGCCCCATGCAATGCGACCACTGCGCGATGGTCATATAGCTTTCCAATCTGCTCATCTGTGTAGCCCTTAGTCTTTGCGTAGGCCATAACCTGCTGCTTTAACATATTGCCACCTTCACCAGCCATTTCTGGGATTGCTTCAAACAACAGTTGTGATTCACGCTGTAAGTGCGCTTGCAGTCCCGCAGAATGATCGGATCGTTGCTTTTCAGCAATTCCGGCTTGCTCTACTTTTACCGCTTCGCGCTGCTTATCACGCTCGTACTGTTCTGCTGTTGCAATCGCATAACCGATTGGATCAGTCTCTTTCATTTCCGCTATATTTTCCCTACTCACCTCTTGCTTGGCTAAAAAGTTATCTATAGCCGTTAGCCGTTGTGAGTACGCCTCGCGCTCTTTTTGTATTTCTGCTACTTGCGCTTGTTGGGTCTCTAAAGACTTACGAGCCTCTGCAAGTGTTTGGGATTTTTGTGTGTAGTCTTTGCTTCTCTGGTAGCCAGCAATGAGTTCATCGAGTTCGACCTCGACTTCTTCGCCAGCAGCCTTTACCTTGTACCGCGCGGGTTCAGGTTTAGGTTCTTCAGATTCATCTTCGTCTTCATCTTCGTATTCTTGACTTTCGTCAGAATCATTAGAATCTTCCGCTTCATCAACAGTTACTTCCTCAGAATCTTGTTCGAGTTCGGGTTGGCTATCAGCTCCCTCATCATCGCCCATTAATCCTAAAAACGCCTCTGCCGCAGAGCTAACATTTAAAGCTTCACTCCCAGATGGGTTGGTGTCCGCCATAATTTAATCCAATTTTCAACAGAATCAGTCTGTCAACTGCTCGTGACTACTGTAGTCACAGAATCTTCCATCGTTTCTCACGTAGCTTCGCGCCGTCTGCAATAGATTGTATGTGCGAAACCAATGTATCTAGTACCTTGATGGTTTTATAAGAACTTTCACGTAAGTCGCAATCATTCTCATTTGAATTAATGATAGCATTTATTTCAGTTTGCTTCAATGTGGCCATTACGCTGACAAAGAATTCATCTTCAAGTAAATGCGTTGCTCGTTCTGATTTATTCATTAGTTTATTTTAAATCTAGAAAATTACCAACCGCCTACGCCACCAGTACCACTAAAACTTCAACCACCACTCAGCAGGCCTAATGGAGTTCCAACAACATTGTTGTCCGATATTGCAAACGTTTGTACGCCGTTATTAACTAAGCCGTTATTAATTGAGCTGTTATTAATTGAGTCACTGTAATCAAAATTTCCACCCGATGAACTAGCTGCTGCGGATGCTGCGGATGCTGCGGATGCTGCGGATGCTGCGGATGCTGCGGATGCTGCCTCACTATTAGCAAAGTCTTCGGCCGTTCCGGAGGGGAACCCCATTGCTGCATCTATTTGAGCGTTTGTGTAACCTTGCTCTGTAGCGTAACTATAAAGGGCTTGCGCTGGGGTTCGACCGGTTGCAGCGCCCAGTTCAATTGCGCTTTGAATAATGGCCTCACGCTCAGTGACATTGAAGTCAACCTTCGGGCCTGAATTTACTGCCGTTGAGGTATCTTGGGTTAAATTGCCAATTAATTCGCCAATAGGGTCACCGGTGCTTAAGTTTGCAGCGGTAGCAGCCGCATCAGAAGGTGTCATGCCAAATTGCTGCCCCACTTGCATTACAGCATCATTTAATGACACCCCCTGCGCCACTAGGCCGTCAATCTGCGTGGCAATTGAATTGCCTAAAACGCCAACCTGGTCAGGCGTAAAATTAGAACCGCCTTGCATTGCCGATAGCGCGATTGCGTTAACAGGGTTTGGCGCACCTCCAGACGCTTGTTCTGTTGCTGCATTAAAGTAGCCGTACATTGCTTCAGGCGAACTAAATTGGCCAGCCAAAGCAAGTGCGTTTTGAACGCCTTGTTCGTCCGCACCAAACACTGACGCCAACACATCGGTAGACATATTAGGATCGCCGCCAAACGCGCTAATTCCTGTTTGCATAGCGTTAGCTAGCTCGGCGTTGTTATAGCCTTGTATACCCTTTAATACAAGGCCTGCGCCGGGAACTATTGCGTCCAATGTGTTTAGCGCGGTTGTCCCCCATTGAGGAGTGTTAAAACTTGAGTACGGATCCAAAACGGCATTATTAGTGGAACCTGAACCGTCATTGGCGGAGCCGCCACCAGATGGATTTACTACTGGCGCTACTACTGGCTCAGTTGGTGTATTTAGAAGCGATGGGTAGTTGTTTATATCAAACACGCTCGGAGTAAACGAAAACGCAGGGCTTGGTAATGTTGTTGGTGTTGATGCGCCAAAGTTAATTGGTTGCATAAACCGTCCAGCTCCATAGCTTTGGCCGTTTGAGGTGTAAATTTCTGGGTTGTACTGAGCTTGAACTGCGTTGATGGAATTCTGCAACTGTGGGCCTTGGCCTGCGTTCTGCATAATATTTATTAAGCCGCTTGCCTGCCCCTGCTGACCCATCTGCTTGCTTACAGGAAAGTAAGAGGAATTAAGCAGCCCCGACATTGGCTGTTGGGCTTGCAATAAAGAAGTGGGCGCACTTAACTGGCCAGCCTGATTAGGCGTGCTTAACAGATTAGGTGCGTTTGATATATTCATTGTCGCCATTGCTTTATCCTATTATTTGACCAGAGGTCTGTAGACCAGCCATTGCTTTTGCCGTTTTTATTTGCACTTCAGCTTGGAACTCAGCTTCTTTCTGTCTCGTCTTCATTACAAACTCAGCCTCTGCTTGCTTTGTCTGCATAGCAAACTTCTCACGTTCTAATTGCAATTCAGCAGCAGCCTTCTGGCGCTCTAGATCAATCTGAGCCTCAGCTTTAACCTGTTGAAGTTGTATTTCCGCCTGCATCTTGGCTTGCGCCATTTGCAAATCAGCTTGCATTTTCGCCTGTGCCATTTGCATTGCAGGGTCTTGTTGCGGCTGTTGTTGTGGCGGTGGGTTGCTCAACTGCTGGTCTTGTTCCGGAGTAATTGGCTTATAGAACTCGTTAGAGTCTTTAAAGCCAGCGGCCTCAACCATGCGACCAAGCGTGTTGCGGTACTGAGCAGGAGACACAAATGGATTGGCGGGGCCATACGCGGCCAACATTTGCTCTTGCTTTGTCGAGATCATGTTAAGAGTAGCCATTTGCTCTTGCCTATTACCACCAGCCCCAATTCCAACATTAACTGTTACGTCGTAAGCTGTAGCCCATGTACGTGGGTCAATTGGGATATATTCACCACGCAAACGGATAATCTTCTCTTTGTTCTGGTACTTTGTTACCAGATGCATAATCCCTTTGAACAGGCTTCTTACGCCAGTTTCAGCAAATATTCGGGCAATCATTTCAATCTTGCCTGCGCCGCTTTGCTGCATAGACGCAATGGCTGCGGCTGTCACATTTTGCAGCACTGAGGCATCCAAGCCTTGGCTTGCATCTGACACACCCGTCCGTTTTGCCTGTACTTGGTCTAAGTACTCCAGCATAGGGAATGACTGCGCGGCCACGTTTTGCACCACCAACTGTTGAACTGCGCCCTGCGACTTAGCGCGAATAACGCCGCCAGCAGTGCTTGTCAACAAATCATCTAAGTTAACTTGACCTTCAATAGCCACGACCCTTGCATTGTTTGTTAAGTACAGGTTATCAAGCGTCTGGCGCATGATCGTTGTCTTAATCAATTGGATGTCCATTGTCCTGTCAGCTAGTGACTGACCAAAGAACTTGTGCGGGATTGGTATCGGGCAAATTGAGTAGAAAGGAATGTAATCACACTCCTCATCAGACAGAATCTTGTTGTCGGCGAAGAATACTTGCCGCAGCTCTGGTATACCGTCTCCGTTTTGGTCTGTACGCAGGTAGCACTCAAACACCTCAACCTCTTGCATAGACTCATCTAATGCATTGTCGTCTGGCACTTCGCTGTTGTCGTAACGTGTCAAAAGCTCCGCTTGGTAAATGAGGCCAGAGCTTGCGGATAGCGTCTCAACAATGTCTTCATCAAAGCCCATCGCAATTAGATCGCCACGCCGGATATTGCGTCGGTGGGCTACAAAAGGTGCGTCATCAATGGTCTTGGCGCGTTTTGATATTAAGAACTCCTCTGGCGGAACGTTCTCAATCGTTACCTTACCGCTTTCTTCTTTGTGTTTAATAGTGACGTTGTGTACACCGTAAGTAACCGGCATACCCGTCTCGTCAAGCACTTGCATACCCATTTGGTCAAGAACTGGGAACTGCTCAGTTTCCTGCTCGGCAATCTCAATATCATTATCAGACAGTAAGATCGTGATTTCATCATCGCTTAGACCTTCGTAAGTCTCTTTAGATACGTCAATCTTGTCTTCCCAATACGCTTTAACAATGCCGACCTTCTGCAACAGAGCGTCTTTAATCCAGTCATGCAGGATTATTGCGCCGTTGTTCTCTTTTAAAAAAACGTAATTGCAGTAGTCCGTAGCTTGCTTAGATGATGCTTCATCACGCTGTGCAACTGGGTCAAACTGTGTAATCTCATCAGAACCCGTGAAAATGCGGACTAAACTAGGCAACGCGCCGTCAATGGCTTCGGCCACTTCACCCGTAACTATAGAAGACTTGCCTTCAACCTCATTGCCATACGGCCTTCTTAGATAAGAGCGTAAAGCGTCCCGTCTAGCCTCAACGGTTTCAGTCTCAAGATACCCAATCGCATCTTGTATTTCGCTGTCAACTATCGCCTTTAGGTCGTTTCTCTGCTTCATTGTTGTCCTTTGGTGGTCGCCCACGCTTGGGTTTTACGTCCAATTGTAGTGTATATATGATATTTTCCAAAGCTGCAACCCTGGCTGTCAATGCGTCTATTGCTATCTTTGGGTTTATCCCCTGCGGTTGTAAATACATTTAGACCACCCACATTGCCGGTTTGTTAATAGATTTACCCCAAGTTGAGATATTTTCGTCTAAGCCAATTGCCAAATAACGAAAGGCATCAGAACCGTGAGATGACCAGTCATGCAATGGGCGCTCAAAAAATATCTTGCGCTTTTCATCATACGTGCGCCTGTAGTTTCGCAGACAATTAAGCCCGATCTGAACGTTTGGCACATTAAACCAGCACCTTGGCAACAGGCGACGCACGGCCTGGATTCCGTCATCGACCGACATGCGAGGTGCAACCCTAATTTCCAGTCCTGCATCTTCTAGTACCTCCATACGACTTTTGCCCGTCCCAAGCTCCCTAACTCTCACATCGTGTGGCAATATGTGTTCTGCTTTGTGGTAATCATTGTCTCGTAACCACTTGACGTAAGCATCCAAGCCAACTCCGTGATTTTCGTAATAGTCAATAAGCCGAATCTCTGAGCCAGCGATCTGAGCGACCCAAATAGAAGTTGAATCACCCATACCCAAGTCCCACGCAGTGATAGTTCGACATATATCATCTCTAGGTATTGTCTGGATATGATTATCAGCCTCAAGCTGATTAATGATTTGCCCGTAGTAGCTACCCTCTACAGCAGCGTCAAACGAGCATTCAAACTCTTGGCGGTACTTATCCTCACCCATCTCGGCTTTGGCTGCGGCAAGCTCTTGCGCGTTAATTACGCCAGTCTCCGAGGCTTTGAACTCTAGCAAGCCCCAGCCTTCGTCTTTAATAGCCCTATCGCGCAGTTCCTTGAAGTGGTTTTGTCCCTTTGGTGTGCCGATAAACAAGCACCAACCCATCCTGTCTGCTAATGCTGGTCGAATGATGTCAGTCCACATAACAGGGTTCTGGTCGCCAATCTCATCCAATATAACGCCATCAAAGTATTGACCGCGCAATGAGTCAGGGTTATCTGAGCCGTACAACTGTATGCGCCTGCCGTGGAAATCAACTCTTAACTCAGAGATATTAGCGGTTCCACCCAATGGTCGAATAAAGTCAACCAAGTAATCCCACGCAACTCGTTTGGCTTGCCCGTAGGTTGGCGCAATATAAGCGTAGCGTGGGTTTTCTTTCTTATTCTCCATCGCAGCCATAATCAAATGATTGATAGCGCTTACCGTTTTACCCATCCGCCTATGGGCTACAACAACGCTAAACCGATGCTGTTCTAAAAGGTTGTGGATTAAAGCCTGTTGTTTCCTTGGCTTGTACTGAATAACTACTTCAGCCATGTAATAACCAATTCACCGTCATGCTCAATAGTCTGGGTTTCTTTCCATCCCGCTTGCGTTTTTAGGTAAAAAATAGCCGCCGTCATATTGCCAGATTGCGCTTGGCTAATAAGGTTTTTTGCCACATTACCAATGGCTTTTGCCTTGCCTCTTTTATATGCGTCAGAAACTTCAGGCTGTCGGCTCTCTACTTCGCGCAATGTTGTCTCGCTAATACTAAAGTAATCGGCCATTTGCCCTTTGGACAACACAGCGGCAAGCGCCTCTACCTGCGCAACTTGTGCGGCATCAAATATTACTTGTGGGCGGCCTCCACCATCGCCTTGGTTTCCTATCTTAGCCATTAGCAACCCCTGTAAACGCCTCTCCAGTCACTTCGTGAACAGCCTGCTTGCCGGTAAACTCTTGCCAGCGCTTGACTATGACATCACAGTATTTTGGGTCGAGTTCCATCACCCGAGAAAACCGACCATTCTTTTCAGCAGCAATTAAGGTTGTTCCGCTTCCGCCAAAGCTGTCAAGCACAATGTCGCCACCTTTAGTGTTATTGAGCATCTGATACTCAAACAGCGCCACCGGCTTCATGGTTGGATGCTCACCGTTACGGGCTGGTTTGTCAAACTCAAGGACGGTTGTTTGTTTTCGGTCGGCAGCCAAAAGGTGGCCAGCACCCTCTTTCCAACCGTATAAGCAAGGTTCATGCCTCCAGTGGTAGTCCTGCCGCCCCATGACAAGCGATGACTTCTTCCAGATTAGGCGCTGTCGAACCTTCCACCCAGCATCCTGGCAAGCGCCTCTGAAGTTGTAACCCTCTGAATCGGCGTGCCAGATATAATACACTGCGCCAGCCTTCATCACCGTGTCAGCGGTCACACAGGCATCGCGCAGGAATGTGCGAAAGTCCTCGTTCGACATGTGATCA